GGAGATTTCCAACACCGACTACCAGGGCGAAATCAGAAAGTATGGTGACACGGTTATCGTCAGAACCGTCTCTCCCATACAGATTCGGAAGTACGTCGTGGGGCAGGCCCTCACGAGGGAACGACCGACCTCCATTCCGACCAACCTCTCCATCGACCAGGGTTACTACTGGGACGTGGAACTGGATGACGTGATGGATGTGCAGAGCGACATCTCGTTGCTCGACCAGTGGACGGAAGAGGCCGGAACTCAGATGAAGATCACCGTCGAGACGGATTGCTTCGTCACGATGTCGGGTCAATGCCACGCCAAAAACCAGGGAATAACCGCAGGCGTGAAGAGTTCTTCGTATGACCTGGGTGCCGCAGGAGCGCCGCTCACCATCGATAAAGCCAACGTCCTTGATTATATCGTGGACTGCGGCTCGGTCTTGGACGAACAGAACGTCCCGGAACCCGGAAGATGGTTGGTTATTCCGATCTGGATGGCCGGACTCATCAAAAAGTCCGATCTGAAAGATGCCTCCCTCACGGGAGACAACGCCTCCATTCTTCGGAATGGGCGTCTGGGGCAGATCGACCGGTTCACCCTTTACTCCTCAAACCTCCTGCCGACCGCAACGGACGGAGTGACCTGCTACAAGGCGATGTTCGGTCACAGGACTGGGCCTTCCTTTGCTTCGCAGATCACCGAGACGGAGACCCTTCGGAGCCAGGACGCCTTCGCCGACATCGTGCGTGGACTCAACATCCTGGGCTTCAAGGTGATGAAGACTGAGAGCGTCGGAATCCTTTATGGCCACAAATAATCTCTAACAGGCCCTTGAGTCCTGGGGCCTTTTGAAATTCATCTAAGGAGGAAAAGACTATGGCTTCAACATTGGACTTGAGAGTGGGTTCTGCCGCAAAGCCTTCGGAAGGAATCGACCGGCATTATGTCATCAAGAAGAGGATTGATTCTTCCGACCTCAGCAAATACAATTCCGCCCTCGCCGCCCTCGCCAACCTTGTGAGTGGAAACACTTACAAGTATGCCGACATCCCGGCGAACACCATTCTGATTCGGGCCATGATCGTCGTAAAGAGCGCAGATGGCTCAACCGGAACGAGCACGTTGACGGACGGAAGCATCGTTCCTCTTGCCGCTCAGGTTATGAACGCCAAGGGAGCTTTCGCGGGAGTCACAAACCTCCCGAAGTGGTATGAGGCCGCAGGAATTATCTCCGGCCTCATCGCCACAAACGACATCACCACCGCGATCTTTGAGGTGGTGCTGGAATTGATCGACCTGAATTAAACCTCAACCGGGCCGCCTCGTGCGGCCCACCACTCCTTTGCGGGAAGGCCAACTCCCAATAAAGGCGGGAAAGGAGAATAACCATGTCAAGAAGTGAAAGTCGTACATTCGGAGAACTCTGGATCAGCAAGGGAATCCGGGCTGGAAAGCTGAAGAAACTTGCGAAGGTTTTAAAATTCCTCGTGGTTGTTCCGGCTACCATCGTTGCGAATCGGTATTTTACCGGGAGCATGGCGAACGGACTTTATGCCATCCTGAATAGTGGTCTTCCGGGAGATGGACTTGCCCACAATATTACCGTTTTGGCAAGCACGGATACCGGGGCAGATACCCCAGGAAGTATCCTCTTTACCGGCCTTGATATTGATGGAAAGGTCATCACCGAATCGATCATCCCCGCTCAGGGCTCTACGGTTCAGGGCTTGAAGGCTTTCGCAAAAGTGACCTCAATGCTTCAATCCTTGTGGGGTATCGTCGGTGGTAACGATACCATCGTGATCGGATTCGGGGAACTGATTGGTCTCCCGGATTACCTGGCGGCAACTTCAGACGCATTGATGGTCTCCATCGATACGGCTCTCGTCAACGCCCCCACCGTCACGCAGGACATGACGGATTTGTCAAAGAATACCGTCCTCAACGTCTCCGGCAACGGAACGAAGAAACTGCGGGTTCTTTACCAGGTGTAACGAACCAGGGGAGGCTCGGCCTCCCCATTCTTTAATTGGGGGCCGAAATGTTTACCAAGAAAATCCTCTCTGGTGCAAGGGACAAGCTCGACGACTGGAAGGGTTACGGCAAAGGTTTCGAGCTTTGGAATGACAGCGAACTCTTCGATGCCCTGGTAAGTGCTATTAACGATTGGGTCAGAGAGACCCGTTGCTTCCGAGATTCTTCTACCGAAGCCATCTGTAAAGTCCCTCTTCTTGCAAACCAACATACCTTCCCAATGGACTCGCGGATCATCGCCGTTCATGAGGGTCGGCTTTTGAGCGGGTGGCCCTACATCCAGGTAAAAGATGAACTGTGGTTATCCGACCACCTTTACTCCTGGCAAACCAGGACTGGATACCCTCGCTATGTTGTACCGGATTACGAGGTCGGCAAGCTGAGGGCCGTCCCTTATTTCAACGCTGAAGGATATTTCTCCGGGACAATGACGTTCACAGCCGGAGACAATAAGATCACTATGGCAGGAGCGAAGTTTAGCGACTTTCTCTCTGCCGGTACACAGGTCGTCATTTCCACAACGGTCTCCAACAATGGGACGAAGACCGTCGTCACGGCGAGCGCCGATGATTTCACCGTGAGCGAGACAGTCACGGATGAGACGGTTTCCACCGTCGTCCAGAAAATAATGGATACCCTCTGGCTTTCTACTGATCGCCTGCCTCTCATTCAAGTGAGTCTGGCGAATTGGGAATCGGAGAGCCCGGAGATCAACTTCGATTACCATGCGAAACTTGTCTACGGAATTCTGAGGGAGGCCTACGAAAAAGATGACGCGGAGACCTACGATCCTGAACTCGCCGCAAAATATAGGGGCATTTTTCAGGGACACATCAACAAGGCAAAGAAGGAAAAGCTGAGGCTCCGGCATTCAACCCGTGTGCTTCGGCCTAATCCGGGGTTGATTTAATGACATCTCCACTGAACGAATATCGAAATTTTCTCGGCGTCTACAACTCCTGTGACCCTACAAGAATTCCCGTAGGGAGGGGTGGAACGTATCTTGCGGTCGGAGAGAATGTTGATATAGACGACGAGAAGATGATCCATCGCCGGAAGGGAAGCAGGGTGCTCCTTTCCGGCGATGTTCATTCTCTCTGGTCAAATGATAAGCTTTGCTTTTTCTGCGATGGAGGAAACCTCAAGAGGCTCTATGAGGATTATTCGAGTGAAGTGCTCCTGGGCGGGCTGAATCCAAGAGACCGGATGACTTTCGTCGAGGCCGGTGGAATAATCATTTTTTCCAACAAGGCCATCGTAGGGTTTATCGAAGACGGAACGCCTCATCCGTTTCCAAACCCAGGGATGAAATTCAAGAAACGAATGGTGGGCGGGCATCACCTTGAATATTTCAATTCTCGGATTTACGCGGCACAGAACAATAAGATTTTTTATTCCGACGCCACGGACATCATGAGAATGGATACCCGGAAAAATTTCCTACCCTTTACCGGGTGGATTACCATGCTCAAAGCCGTGGCGGATGGATTGTACGTCGGGGCCGGAGACGAAGTGAATTTCCTGGCCGGTAGTGATCCTCTCCTCGATGGAGGATTTCTTTTTAACAAACTCGATCATGTAAACCGAGTGATCGAGGGGTCTGCGGTTAAGTGCGAAGGGGAAGATGTTGGGCCGGACACGCAGGGAACGGTAATTTACTGGGCGACAGAAGTTGATGTCTATAAGGGCCTCCCAGGTGGCCAGATCAAATCGGCCAAGGGAGCCCATCTTACGCCGAACGCAGAGAAGGGATCGGCAGTTATTAGTTGGGACAGGGGGTATCAGCAATACCTCTTCGTCTATGAATTCAGGGAAGCAACTGGCGGGGGAGAACTGAAGCTCGAAGTCAAACCTCCGACCATCAATCTAAGGGGAACCACATCTTAAAGGAGGGAAGGACAATGGCTGAAAAGTATTCTACCGGGCTAAGGAACTGGTTGCTTGGAGGTAAAAACCTGCGAGAAGCCTTTGACGATTTCGTCATCAAGATTTTCGCCGGTTCCGTTCCTTCGGATGCAGACCAGGCGGAAGCAGGGACACTTCTCTGCACGGTCACAAAAAGCTCACTCACGGTCGATGCCACGGAGGTCTCTGTGGCGAAACAGGCCTTGATCGACATCACGGTCGCGGGCCTCGCGGCTACGGTTATTGTGGCTATCAATGGCGTCGATTACACCTTCGCGGTGACGGCGGCTGAGGACGATCTAAGAAAGGTCGCTCGCAGAGTCGCACTCATGCTTGAAGGCATCCCGGAAATCCACGCTATCGCTCACGCGACCGCGAGCGGAGACGGAAAGGTGGCCGTGAAAAGCTCCATCGCGGGTCTTAGCTTTACCATCGCAAAGGGTGGTGGTGGGGGC